ACGGCGTTTTTCTTCGCCTTCTTCGGCATCAAGACAGAGGAACCTGTTTCCGTCTCGCCGTTGAAGCCAAAGATCGTTGCGACGGGCGCTTCGCAGCCTTCAGGCGGCGTGCTGCACAACCATGTGTCGATCAGCGATGATCGCGCCATCCGGGAGCTTAAGGAGATGCTGGCGAAGATGAAAACCGCCGTGCAGCCCGCGCTGGCGTCGGCTTGAGAGGCATGAAGATGGATATCAATCAGGCCCTTGCTCCGATCCGCCCGATTGCCGCGCTGATCGGCACGCTGCTCATTATCGCGGGGCTTGCCAAGTTCTTCGGCGTCAACATCCCAATCGGCGGCGGCGGGCTTGAGATCGCCGTTGCGGGCTATTTGCTCAAGGGGGTCTGACATGGCGTTGAAGTATTCCGTCACCGTCCGCAACGCCCGCCTTGACGCCATTGAGACGGCGATTGGAACCAGCGCCATCCTGAAAATCAGAACAGGCGCACCGCCGGCCAATTGCGCCACCGCCGATTCAGGAACCGTGCTCTCCACCGTCAACCTTCCGTCCGACTGGCTGGCGGCGGCCGCCAGCGGCGAAAAGAGCAAGAGCGGCACCTGGGAGGATACCTCGGCGGACGCGACAGGGACGGCAGCGCATTTCAGGATCTACGACAGCGGCGGCTCAACGTGTCACATCCAGGGCACGATCACGACCGTCGCCGTTGGAACGGGCGACATGCTGGTTGACAATGACGCGTTCGCGGCAGGCCAGAATTTCACGGTGTCGAGCTTCAAGATCACGAGCGCGAATGCCTGATGGCAGTTCCTAAAAATCTCGTCTGGGAGCAATCGACATCCACCGGCACCGGCAACAAGACACTGAGCCGGTACGGATGATTTGCCCGTGTGTCGGAAGCGTTCAGCACCGGCGATGCCGGATCCGCCAACCCGATCCTGTTCTTTGCCAACAAGGACGCCACCAGCGCGGAATGGGAAGTCGTCCAGGGCTACATGTCGGACGCCAACACGTTCGTGCCTGGAACGGTGATAGACAGTTCGAACGGCGGAAGCGCGGTCACGTTCACGGCTGGCCTGAAGTTCGTTACCTGCGATGTTCCGGCGCAAAGACAGGTCTATCTTGACAGCAACGCCGCGTCGCCCCCCAGCAATGACGGGGCGTCAATTGGGAAGGCTGGAACAGCCTGGTCAGATGCGTATCTTGCCGCCGGAGGCGAGATCAACTGGAACAACGGCGCGGGCAAGCTGTACGAGAGTTCCGGCAATCTGATCTGGCTTGGCGGTGACTTCGATATGCGCAAGACGGGCAGTAGCCCCGCGCTCGTCACGTCACGCCAGGACACCCACAGCACCGGCATCGCTATTGGTTCCCTGTACTACAAGGGCCGCGACAACGGCGGCACGTCCAAGACCTACGCGATCGCTCAAGCATACTGCGACGGCAACACGGCAGGTTCCGAGAACGGCTCGCTGCACCTTCAGGTAATGAAGGCTGGCACTGTCACAGATGTCGCCACACTAAGCGGCACGTCATTCGCCCCGACTACAAGTGACGGGTTGGCGCTCGGAACGACAAGCAAGATGTGGTCGGACGTGTTACTGGCCTCCGGCGGCGTGCTGAACTGGAACAACGGAGCGTTCACGCTTACTGAAGTGAGCGGCGCTCTGGTAGCCAGCGGTGACATCATCACTCCGGCCGCGGGCAAGGTCGGCACTGCGGGCAGCAACATCCAATTTCAGTCAGCGGCCAGCACCGCAACAGTCACTGGAGTTTTGAGAGGGGCCGATACTGGCGGCAGCAGCAATCCAGGCTGGCAAATCGCCAACAGCGCGCAATTCGCAAACACAGCAGTCCCACTAGCGGCCAACCGCACGGGCACGGACGGTGTCATTGTCAACTTGAACCGTGACGGGTCTGCTCAGGGTTCAATAGCGGTCTCTTCTGGAACCGTCTCGTATAACGCCTTTATGGGCTCTCACTGGTCACGTTTTGCAGATGACGCTTATACGGACGTTTTACCCGGCACGATCCTTGAAGCCATCGAAGGCGTGGTGCGGTGGAAGTTTGCGACGTTCGAGGTTGATGGCGTCACCGTGACTGTTGAGTATAACAGCCCGGCTCAACACGGAGACAGTGTCGAGCTCAATTTCGAAGGCGATACCTACACCGCTCTCGTGACCGACGAGGAGCCAGGAAACACTTTGGTCAAGCACGTCAAGGTCAAGGTCAGCGACACCGCCAACTCAGCTGCCGTGTATGGAATCTTCCTCGACTACGGAGTTGACGACGGGTGGAACGACGTAAACGTGGCCGCGCTCGGCAATTACTTCATTCGCATGGCGGCCGGTCAAAGTCCTCAGATTGGGGACTTGGTCGTCTCGGACGGCACCGGATGCGGCATGGTCCAGGATGACGACGTGATCCGTTCCAGGACGGTCGCGAAAATCACCAACGCCACGCCGCAGCGCGTCTATGACGACGGGTCATTTCTTGTGCCTTGCGTTCTGTATTGCGGATAATCGTCCATGATCGGTGGCTACGTCGGCGGCATTGGTGTTCCGCTCCATGTTGGAGACGGGATCACCGCGATTCTCGATATCACGGAAGATGCTGATACCCTCAGCAGCGCCGCCGTCCCTGCCCTTAAGGCATCGCTCGATGTCACGGAAGGGGATGACACTCTCGCGTCATTGGGCCTGCTGCACATCGCCGCCAGCGCCGATCTGGTGGAAGACAGCGATACCGCCAGTTCGTATGCTGTCATCTCCAACGTGGCGAGCCTGGACTGCACGGAAGAGGATGACACGCTCACTGCAACCATCCGGTTCGACGATGTTCTGGTAACGGTCCTGAGACCACGTGTGAGCAATATAACCCTGTCTCGGTCATCGCCCTATCAGATCACGTCAGCACGGCCAAATTACTCAGTCATTACAGCATAGCCATGGAGGATACGGCGATGGCCGAAGCAAAGGCCAAAGATGCAGATGGTACTGCAAATGAAGTGCGCCAGGTTGGACGCCCGTTCAAATCCGGCTCTGAGTGGAGTGGAAACCGTGCGGGACGCCCAAAGGGATCGCGCAATAAGCTTGGCGAAGATTTCCTCACAAAGCTTCAGGCAGACTTTGCCGAGCACGGTGAGAAAACCATTCAGCAGGTGCGCGAAGAGCGCCCGCATGAGTACCTAAAAGTCGTCGCGTCAATCTTGCCGAAGGAATTGAACGTCAGGACCGACGCCCTTACCGAGATGAGTGATGAGGATCTCGCAGCCATCCTTGGAGCAGTTCAGTCCGCAATCCTTGCAGGCGTTTATACGCAGGCTGGAAGCGGAGACGAAGCGCCGTCGCGACACTAACCGGCTTAAATTCTACGCGCCTTACGATAAGCAGCGGGAGTTTCATACTGCAGGGGCCACGTACCACGAACGCCTGTTCATGGCCGGAAACCAGCTCGGCAAGACATGGGCAGGCGGCTATGAGACGGCAATGCACCTGACGGGCCGCTATCCAGATTGGTGGGAGGGGCAGACGTTCGACAAGCCGCCGATCATCTGGGCATCAGGCGTAACGGGTGAAAGCACGCGCGATAATCCGCAGCGTGTTCTTATCGGTGATCCGCCGAAAGAGGAAAGCTGGGGAACGGGTACGATCCCGAAAGACTGTCTTCTGGATTACGGGCGGGCGATGGGTGTTCCGAACCTGCTCGATAACGCCATCATCCGATGGGGCGGCGGCGGAGATGTGCAGGCCGGTGAAGCGCTGTTGTACTTCAAGGCCTACGAAAAGGGCCGCGAGAAGTGGCAGGGGCCAACGATTGATGCGGTCTGGTTTGACGAAGAGCCGCCGCTCGACATCTACACGGAAGGGCTGACGCGTACCAACCGGGGTCAGCGCAGCCAGTTCGTCTACATCACGTTTACACCGCTGCTTGGCATGTCGGATGTGGTTTCGCTTTTTCTGCTTGAGCAGAAATGAGGTTCTACGAAATGAGAGTCGCTCAGCGGGGCAGAAAAATAAAAATCTACAGGAGAGGACGTTGAGCCGTCACGTCGTCTCGATGACGATTGATGATGTGCATCACTACACGGCAGAAGAGAAGGCCCGCATCATTGCGAGCTATCCGCCGCACGAACGGGAAGCCAGAACCAAGGGTATCCCTACGATGGGCTCTGGCCGTGTGTTCCCTGTTAAAGAAGACCGCATCAAGTGCGATCCGGTCGCGATTCCAAAGCATTGGGCACAGATCATCGGGCTTGACTTCGGCATCGATCACCCGTTCGCCGCAGCGCGGCTTGCCTGGGATCGCGACGCTGATTGCGTGTATGTCACTCACGGCTATCGCCAGCGCGGCGGTTATGAGAACGGCGAATGGACGGGCAATCCGGCCTATCATGCCGCGCAGATCAAGGGCTGGGGTGAATGGGTTCCTGTTGTCTGGCCGCACGATGGTCTGGCACAGGACCGGCAATCGGGTGAACGCCTTGCCGATCTCTACCGCAAGCATGGTCTCAACATGCACGCGGAGCGCGCGACGCATAGGGACGGTTCAAACGGTGTCGAAGCCGGTATCATGGACATGCTGGAGCGCATGCAGACTGGCCGCTTCAAGGTGTTTTCGACGGTCGGGGAATTTTTTGAGGAAATGCGCCTTTACCACCGCAAGGACGGCAAGCTTGTGAAAGAGCGTGACGACTTGATCAGCGCTGTCAGGTACGCCGTAATGATGCTGCGCTATGCGGCAACGGAGCCCGTAGCATGGGATTTTGCAAGCATAGGCCCCGGCGTTGGCGACTGGATGGGTGTATGAAGGACATCACGCAAACCGTTCTCACGCATTTGCTGGCAGCGCATCCGAACGCGGAAATAGTGGAAATTGACGGCAACCGGATCGTGCGCGTTCCCATGTACGACATCGCCACGGATCGCGCTTGGACCGAAGAGCGCCGCATCGTTTCCGATCCCGATCAGACGCCGATGGGTACTCTGCCCGTGCTCAATGTGCGCAAGGGGGAGAAGTTCAACCCAGAAGGTGAGGCGCGCGAAAGCCCGCTTGGCCATCTCTATCGCATTGTGGGCTGGACTCCGCCGCCAAAGGACGACAAGGACTAGATGGAAGACATCGTCAAGGAAGCTCGCGAGGCCATAGAGATTTCAGCCGACTTCGACCGGGACAACCGGAAGGAGGCGATGGAGGATCTGCGCTTTACGGCTGGCTTCCAGTGGTCGGACGCGGCGCGTGCCGAGCGCAAGGACCGGCCTATGATCACCATCAACAGGTCAAGCCAGTTTTTGCGTCAGGTATCGAACCCGATCCGGCAGAACATGCCTACCTTGAAGGTCGAGCCTGACGGCAATGAAGACTCTGACATGGCGGAAATCGCTAATGGTCTGTTCCGGCGCATTCAATACAACTCGTCCGCCTCGCACGTCTACGCCAATGCTGTCGAGCATATGGTGGCCTGCGGTATCGGCTGGTTCCGCATCCTGTCCGACTACACCGACGATGACAGCTTTGATCAGGAAATCATGATCAAGCGCATCTTCAATCCGCTGAGCGTGTTCCCTGACCCGTCCGATCTTGAGCCGGCGCGCGACAAGATGAATTGGTGTCTGGTTTCCGAGATGTGGCCAAAGGCGGCCTTCGAGAAGCGCTGGCCCGGCAAGGTGCCAAACAGTGTCGAGGTTCCCCAGGCCAGCGGGTCCGGGTCCGGCATCAATTGGGGCTCCAGCGATCAGGTCCGCGTTGCCGAGTTCTGGAAGCGCACGGAAGTGCAGCGCACGATCGCCAAGCTTACCAACGGGCAGGTGGTCGATATCACGGACATGCCGAAGCGGCAGATGGAGTTCCTCAAATCAAATAGCATGATCGCCGGAACGCGCCCTACCAAGGGCTACAAGGTCACGATGACGCTGGTGTCCGGCACGGATGTTCTTGACGAGGTCTATGTCTGCCCGTGCAAGTGGATACCCATCATTCCAGTGGTCGGGGCGGAAATCCCGTTGGAGCAGGGTGTGTACCGGCATGGCTTGATCCGGTTCCAGCGCGAGCCGCAGCAGCTCCATAACTACTTCATGTCGATCGCGGCTGAAACCTTGGGGCAGCAACCCAAGGCCCCGTACATGGTGACGGCCAAGCAGATCGCGAAGTACAAAAGTGTATGGGATCGCGCCAACAAGACGGCGACGCCCTATCTGCCTTATGAGCCTGATCCCGATGTGCCAGGTGGGGCACCGACCAAGATCCCGCCGCCGCCGCTGCCAACTGGTCTTATTCAGATGGCACAGATGCTCTCAGACGACATGAAGTCCACGACCGGCATCTATGATGCTGCGCTCGGCAATCGCTCGAATGAGA